GGAAAGTTATCTATTCTACCATTTGCGGTATTATTAATAAAAAACTTTGTATAAAAGAATGTGAAGGCCAATCCTGCGGCGGTTAAAAATAATGCTTTAAAACCTTGAGCAATGATCTGTAAAATAGTCGCTGGTGATATTACAGGACCAACTGCGGTTACGTTAGTTAAACTTAATATATAATAACCTAAATCTATACCTGCAGAAACACCAAAATATACAATAAGTGGTCCTAAAAATAATAAAAGATATTTAAGAACAGGCCATAGAAGTGCGATTAAATGTGCAACAAATAAAAGAGTTAATATCGGAAAAGTTAAAATGTTTATTAAAATATTAAAAACAAAAAATATAAAATCGAAATTTCTAATAATATCGTTTACAGGAAAAGTATTAACTGTTGATTTACAACTTCTATTATCAATTTCTTTAATACCCAAATGTTTTGCCCTACCAATCCCATTTTTATATCGATCCAAAAACATTGCCGTTGTATAAACTTTATTGTATTTAAATTCATAAAAAGTATCTTCACAATCTATTGCATCTTGAGTATTAGCATAATCATCCCAATCGGTGCTAAACGCATACGATTTATACACATCAAATAAATCTTGAGGATATGATGTAAATGAAATTGATTGAGGTGATGATGGATTAACCGGTGTTGCAATAATCTGAAACTGATCCCCCGCATTAAGTTGTATTGATTCAATACTTCCTAAATAAACTTGACCGTTAATTAATATTTGATATGAGTCTACGTTTGTTGTTTGTGGGCTCGCGAAACCAACATTCTGTGGAATAACGGCCGTAAATCCTGAAATCTGTCCCGCAGCCAATGTGTAGTTATATGTTCCTGCGTTATTAGGATCAAAAGGATCTGTATTTGAATTAACCCACCCATATTCTTTAACATTTGGAACTAAAAAGTCTGCTCTAAGAAAACTACCTTGAAGTCCTTGTTCGTTTTGCCATTTAAACTTGAATCTGTATTTTCCTTTTGTTGGTATACCTTTTGTTGGGTCGTTTGATATAACTTGTTGACCAAATTCATTAGTGAACACATAATCCAAATTCATAGGGACATTTAATAAATAAGTCCCGTTATCATCAATAACTTTTCCACCTTCTTCTATTTCATATCTTTCTAAAATTGGTAATCCGTTAACATCAGAAAATATGGTTTGTCTAATTGCTTGTATTTCACCAGGTCCTGCAACTAATTCACAAAGATTTCCTGTATTATTTTTTGGTTTACAACTCACCTTCAACGCATCATCATCTGTTGTTGATATGATTGATCCCATGAATATGGCGGTTGGTTGTATATTAATATTTGCTTGTTTAGTTAAATCAAAATCAACTCTTGTGATACCAACTTGACATAACTCAGCATCACCCCAAAAAGGACGAACATCAACATCAAATACCAAATTTTTAATTTGTGGTAATTCTCTAAGGTTTGTGGATGATTTAAATCTAGCACCATTAACTTGAGTTTCAGTTGCCAAACCTTGTTGTATTAAATCTTGTGGTGCCAAAGAAAAACAACCAATATCAGATAAGTCAACATCCATTACGATTGTTTGAGTTCCAACAGGAACACCAAAGATCATAAAGTCACCACTTTCATTTGTTGTTACAGTAAAACGATAATACTTATCATATACCTCAATATACGAATTATCCATTAGAACATCACCTTTGTTCGGAAATGAACCTGTTGATGTATGTCCGTTATAAGATGGTAATTTAGGTAATAAGTTATATCTATAACCTTCCTCGTTAGTGTCCGTTATACTCTTATACGGATATAGTTCAGAAATTACAGGGTTTAATTCATCCGCATCTTCCAATGGTATGAAGACGGAAACTTTGGCGTTTGGAAGACCAAACCCATTGTTCACAAAAACTCGACCAACTACGACACCGTAGTCAGCACAAAATCTAGTATAAAGATCGTTGGCTAATATCTTTAAGGATAGTATCTCTAAAGATTCCCAATCTTGTTCTAAATTTACATTTATATATTTGTCTTGACCGACTTCGGTTCTTATTCTATACGACTTTGGCATTAAAAAATCAGTTTTTTCATAAATAGTTTATTTCCTATTTTGATAAAAATAATTCTATTTTGAAAAAAATAAATCTCTAAGAGAAATTGACTGATTTTAAGTTCAAAACTCTAATATTAATATCTTTGTTTGGATACCTTACTTGGTATATTTGTGTTGGTGTTGCGAACAAAGTATCTGCCGTTGGTTGGATTTGTCTTGTTGCAGGATCTGAATATGGCATTGATGTTTGTGCTGATGAATATTGACCTCCGACTTGGTTGAAGAATGAAATGTCAGATATACTAACAATACCATTTTCAGCCTGTATTAATCTTCTAAGTTCAGAGATATTAACATTTTGCCCTAATTGTCTAACTAAAGGATTAAAGAAGTCTCCAACTATTTGAATTGTTTTAGAAATTATTGCCCCTTGATTTTGACTATTATCTAATACAACATCTACCGTAACTGCCAAGTCAATAATATCCGCAGATTCGATTGATATGTAATCATTTATCATTCTATAGTTAGATAGATAATTTGCAACATTTTGTTTTAAAGTATTAGACACAACATTTGTTAATGTTCCTGTTGTATCATAAGACAACATTTTAATTCTAATTTTATTATTTTCTTCAGTGATTGCGACTTTAGCAGGAGCCCCAAACTGAGATGGCATTGTTCTAATAATAGAATCGTAATCGTTTACGGTTACCGCTCTTTTTTGTGCTGCGAAATTAAATGAAACCATGTTTCTAACATCTTCAGTTGTTGGTGGGTTTGCCCCTCCAATTGCCGCAGTTACGTTATTACATTGTAAACTATTGATTACACTTCGGTTTACACTATCAGATGGTCCATTAACGGCAAATGACACAGTTCCAACTTGGTTAATTGTGTTAATACCCAAATTACTTGATAAGCCACCACCAATTCTATACTGAACAAATAGTGTTGTATTTGGTGGAAGAGCGGCTCCCATCGCGTAATTGTTAGTATATCTACTTAAATCAAAACCTTTTCCATCAATCGCAAATTGTCTTAATTGTTCATCGGCAGATATATTTCCACCACCAAAAGTCATTTTACAAAAACCTTCAGGTGTATATTCAGAAATAAACTTGTTTGTTGTTGTGATGTATGTTCCAACCTTAAGTCCAGGTTGATCAGATGTTTTAGTTGGGTCTTCAACAAATACTCTATCTTGAACCAATGCGTCAACCTCAAACCATCTTTCTTGACCTAATATTAAAAAGTCTTGTGGATTAGGTATTGTGGAGTATTGTGTTCCCGATTTTAATAAGACACTTGTAATTCCTAAAACATTTTTTTCAGGTAAAAATAATTCTAAATATGGTTTAGAATCATTTGGCGTAATAACTCTTTTATATACTTTTGTTATACCATTAACAACAACTTCTCTTTTAACGATTGTATAATTCAATAATTTACCACTTGAATCGAAGTTAGGTATTTTAACTCTATTTGGTGATCCTTCAGCATTTATTGGTGATGCGAAATCAATATCATAAACGGTTTCAAATGGTTGTCCACCACCATTAACTTGTGATCCTCTTCGTAGAATACCACAATATCTTAAATCTTCTCTATCACCAAAAGCAGGAACCGTAATTGAAAAGTCAATTAACGCAACCGATGGTCTTTGTCCTGGAACTTTAAGACCATAAGTTCTAGCGATATTATATACTGAATTTTTTTGTTGTGCAAATTGTAATACGGTTTCTTGGATACTTCTATCAATTTGATAATTTAAATTATCTGTTACCGCCGCATTCATATCTAACATTACCGAGAAAATACCGGCATCGTTAAAGTTTTGAACTAAATCAGGATAATAAGTTCTTGTAAAATTAATTAACTCGGTTCTAACTCCTTGAAAGTCTCTTACTGTATATGATATCTTTTTTTCTGCCATATAATATTAAATATTGATAATAATAAAATCACTCGATTCAAAAGCCGAATCTGTTATTCTATAATCTATTTTGATTTTTGCTGTGTGTTCTAATGTTCCAATGTTTGTAACACGAAACTCTCTTTCTCCATTTTTATTTACCGTGTAACCTTTATCTTCTAAACCAGCAGAACCTGGTTCAACGGATATGTTAGTGATTTGTAAATTTGGCATGTATGTCCCAACACTACTTTTGATCTCTGCTTCTATATCAGAAAAAGTTGGTCCGTCTAATGGTTCAAAAATAAATTCATAAAGTCTTGTTCCAAAATCAGGTAGAAAATATCTAGATCCCTTTCTTGTTAAAATTAAATGAACTAAACTTGACCTTATTTCACCTTCAGTTGAATTAGTAACGTCTAAATATCTTCCCGTAAAAGAATCTACAAAAGGAAAAGAAATACCATAAGTTATACCATTTGCCATATCACATATAAATATAAGTTAGGTTTTTTTTAAGTAAAAATCCTGTAATTAAATTAATACAACAATTTTACCATCAATAGTCTTTATATCATTAGATTCGTATTCAAACTCAACAAATTTTTGATTAAGTATGTATTCGTTAATAGATTCGTTTATAGGATAACAACTCAAACATTCTATAATCGGTGTTGTTGTTGATTTATATTTATAATATCCTATTTCATAACCCCATATCATCAATGAATTTTTTGTGGGATTTTTTGTAAGAAGATTTACTTTCGTCATACGCATCGGTTGTATATTGCCAATTCCAATATAGTTCTTTATTAGGACTAAATCCATAGAATTTGTGGACCTCTTTTTGAATTTCTGTAACATTTTCACCATTCCAATTTTGACCAACACAAATAAAACCTGTTTCAATATCTTTAACAATATTTTTTTCACCTAAAGTGGTATGCATGTTTTCGATCCAATTTAATCTTTCTATTAGATTTTGATAAAACATATTGGCTTGTCCCCACCTTACTGAACTAAAGAATACCACAGCGTCTGATTCAAATAATTCTTTACTGATCTTCCATAATTCATCAGTTTTATTATTTAAACTTGCCCAACACCTATGATGACCTGAAGGGTTTTTTTTATCATCTTTAAGTAATGATTTTAAAATACCACAACTATTCCCTTCTTCCCTTGAAACATTACCTTCACAAGGAAATATTTTAAGTTCTGACACATCCATAAATACAGATTTTTTTCCAAGTTCCTCATTCAAATACATTGCAAGTATCTTTGATTTTGGAACGTCTATCTTTTTAGGATCCCAATTAAATCTATTTGAGCAACTCAACAATAAAACTTTGTCTTTTTTTTGTAGAATGTCTAAAGTTTGTTTTAATTTTTTTGCACCATCTTCTTGGACTAGTTCTTCCAAGAGCATCATTTTTCTAATCTTTTGAATTTCTTCTTGAATAATGTTTGACATACAAATAAATAGTTTAGATATGTAAAAAAACTAATAAATAAAAAATCCCGACATAGCTCGGGATAACACATTGGATATTTGTTTTTGTTCTATGAAGAACACCCAAAACATTCAAAATCAGAATTGTTTGGTTTTGGTGGTAAGTTTAAGTGAGAATAGTCAATTTTCGGTGGTTCAGGAGTTACTCTTGGTTTTTCTTTTTTTGAAATATCCATCGCCAAGTGTTTTGCTCCTGTTGAAATGGCTTTAGTCCTAACATAATAACAAAGAGTCTTCAAACCTTTTTCCCAAGAATGGAAATGTGATGATGTAATCTTTGATAAAGTTGGATTTGCCATATAGATATTCATCGACTGTGATTGATCAATGAATGGTGCTCTTTCGGCCGCCATATCAATTAATTCTCTTTGTGAGATTTCCCAAATAGTTTTATACTTAGGAATTAAATGCTCAATTCGTTTAACTTTCTTATTGTAGTTTTTGTCTTCAGGATCTAAATAATTATTAAAATTGATATTTTGAATTGATCCTTCGTTGAAGATAATTTCATTCTTCAAGTCTTCTGACCATATTCCAATTTTTTCAAAGTCATTAATTAAGTATTTATTCACAATTAAAATTTCACCCCCAACTACTCGTCGGTTAAATAACGCTGAGTGAGCTGGTTCTGTCATTTCAAATGAACCTGTAATTTTAGCTGAAGATGCCACGGGCATTTGTGCTGTGAATAATGAATTACAAACGCCATACTGAGACACACTATTTTTCAACTTGTTCCAATCCCACATTCCTGAAAGTTGTGACTCATTCAATCCCCACATATCAAATTGGAATTCTCCTTTTGACATCGGTGATCCTTTAAAGAAAGTATATGGTTCATAATTACCATTCATACATAACTGATTACTTTCATAGATCGCCGCGTAATAAATGGTTTCAAAAATGTCTTTATTTAACTTTCGAGCTTCTTCAGACGTAAAGATATAATCCATAAGATAAAACACATCAGCCAATCCTTGTGTTCCAATCGCAATTGCTCTTTGTTCTAATCCACCTTTTCTTCCTTTTTCAGTAGAATAATTGTTTATTTCAATAACTTTATTTAATGAACGAACAACTTTTCTAACTTCAGAAAATAATAATTCAAAATCAAATTTATTATTAACAACAAAGTTTTTCAAAACCATAGATGACAAAGTGCAAATCGCTGTGGTCTTTTCATCTGTATATTGGTAAATCTCATTACACAAATTAGATTGTTTAATTACACCAATATTTTGGTGGTTTGACTTTCTATTAGCACTATCTTTAGAACATAAATACGGAACACCAGTTTCAACTTGAGACTCAATGATTTTTGTCCATATATCTTGTGCTTTGATTTTCTTTCCAAGACCTAAACTAACAGCTTTATTATAGTTTGTTTCATATTCATCACCATAACATTCTTGTAGTGGTTTTAGTCCTGCTTTTACTATATCATTTGGACAAAACAAATACCAATCTGAATTGTTTTTAACCGCTCTCATAAAGTTATCAGGTATCCAAATCGCGGTAAATAAATCACGAGCTCTAAGTTCTTCAGCACCTGTATTCTTTTTTATTTCAAGAAGATCAATAATATCTTTATGCCATGGTTCTAAATAAATTGCGGCACTTCCCGGTCTTCTTCCTTGTTGATTAAAGAATCTAAGAGACTCATTAACAATTTTCAAATACTTTAAAAGACCACCCGCATAACCACCTGAAGTTGTGATTCGACTTTCTTTACTTCTAATGTTAGACATTGATAAACCAATACCTGCAGCATCAGAAGAGAAAGTTGATATATCATTTAAAGTATCCAACAATCCTTGTCTTGAATCTGAATTGTTATAGTGAAGAACACAAGATGCCAACTGAGGAACTTTTGTTCCTGAATTGATCATAATTGGTGTTGCTTTAGAAATTAACTGATTTGAAAGTGAGTTGTAGTATTCTAAAGCCTCAGTTAAATTATTTGTAACCCAAAGAGAAACTCTCATATACATGTGTTGTGGTCTTTCAATAACTCTACCATTAGGTCTTTTCAACAAATACATTTCTTGTAAAGATCTCCAAGCAAAATAATCAAAGTTGTAATCATTTTCGTGGTTAATAGCCGCGTCAATAGTATCTTCACCATATTCTTTAATGGTTTCCATTAGTTTTTCATTAATAATACCATCTTCGTAAAGAACCATCATAGTTTCTGAAAAACTATCATTTGTTTCTTTATGATATGATGAAATCGCAACATGAGCCGCCAATTTAGAATAGTCATAATGACTTCCCGTATATGCCGCAGCAATTTCATAGATTAACTTATCTAATTCTTTTGTTGTTACTTCCCCCTCAGTCGGAACTGAAGTAATAACTTTGATGAAAATTTCATCTGAATTTACGTTTAGACCTTTCGCAGCTCTTTTAACTCTTTGATAAATTTTCTGAGGGTTAAAAGATGCCGATTCGCCGTCTCTTTTATTTATTTTTAATGACATAATATAAAATTTAAAAATCGTCTGTAAAACTTATTGATTCATTTAACTTGGCTTTTTGGTATTCCATAGTTCTTGACTCGAAGAAATTACCTTTTGTTTCAATCGCAATTTGTTCCATGAATTTAAATGGTTGCTCAACATTGAATTCTTTACTACAACCCATTTTTACTAATAAACCATCAACAACAAACTCTAAGTATTGTTTCATTAGATTTGAGTTCATACCGATTAGTGATACTGGAAGTGATTCAGTAATAAATTCTTTTTCAATTTCTAATGCTGAAAGTAAAATTTCTTTAATTCTTTGTTCAGAAGGTTTTTCTTCTAAATGATTGTTTAACAAATGGATTGCAAAATCACAGTGTAGGTTTTCATCTTTGAATATAAGTGAATTTGCATTACATAATCCTTGCATAATTCCTCGTGATTTCATCCAAAAAATAGAACAGAATGAACCTGAAAAGAAAATACCTTCAACGGCCGCAAACGCAACTAATCTTTCTGCGAATGACGCTTTTTCAATCCACTCTAAAGCCCACTTAGCTTTCTTCTGAACCGCAGGTAAACGATCAATTGCATTAAAACATTCATCTTTTTCTTTCGGATTATTGATGTATGTGTCGATCAATAATGAATACATAAGTGAGTGAATGTTCTCCATCGCCAACTGAAATCCATAGAAGAATTTTGCTTCAGGATATTGCACTTCACGATAGAAGTTTTCAGCCAAGTTTTCATTTACGATACCATCAGATGCCGCGAAAAATGATAGAATATTTTTAATAAAATATTGTTCTTTTTCTGTAAGTTTTTCCCAATCTCTAATATCGTTAGTTAGATCAACTTCTTCGGCCGTCCAAAAGGCCGCTTGATGTTGTTTGTAGTATTCCCATATATCATTGTGTTCGATAGGGAAAATAACAAACCTGTTTGGGTTTTCAACTAATATTTTTTCCATGTTTTTAATTATTTGTTTGTGTTTCTCTTTGTTTTCTTTTTTCTAAAAGTTCTTTGACACGTTGTCTTTGTCTTTCTTCTTTTTGTTCTTCAAGTCCTAAGAATGTCATAGAACTTTCAGTGTCAATGTCGATCATTGCGTTATCGAACTTACAGTTCTCAAACACAACACCATCATCACCAATTCTTGATTTTGTTATGGCTATAGTTGCCAACTTTAACTCTTTTTGTTGTAGAGTTTTAGCGACTGAAATGATTACGTGTCCCACTTGAGCCTTTTTGATTGATCCTCCCATTTGATCCGTAGTAACCACTTCGGAAGATATTGAGGATCTATTACCTTGAGTTGCTGTCCAACCTACAATATTCATTTCGTGACACATAGCCTCAAACGCTCTCATTACAGACCCTTCACTCTTCCACTCATCACCCAAGTTTTTATCTGGTACTATACAATCAATATAATCTAAAACAATCATATCGACTTTAATTCCATCAGAAACCATTTTTCTAATTTGGTTTTTGATTTGTAACATCGTCATAGTATCCGATGGTAACTTCTTCATAATTAACTTGTTTGGCATTGACTCTTCGATTTCTCTAACCTTAGCCATTACCTCATCTTTTTTCTCTGACAAATCGTCAGGATGAACCTTAGTCCATAAGGTGAAGTGTTTTCTTTGAATAACCTTTGGGTTGTCTTCAAAAAATATCTGTAGGACATTAAATCCAAGATTAAATGCGTGGTTTGAAATCTTAGTTAGAACAGTTGACTTACCAACACCTGTAGGTGCTAAGATAACACCAATCTCTCCTTTTGCCAAACCACCTTTCAACAATCTGTCAATACCAGGAATTCCCATTGGAATTGGATGTCTATAATCCTCTTCGAGAACTTGATCAAGGTTTGAAAACACATCTAACATGGATGTATCTTTCGCCCCAACTTGAAGTGCTGTCTTAACTAACTCTTCTAAAGTGTCGTAGTTCTCAAACTCCCCACCATCAATGATTTTTTGTGCCTTTCCCATAACCTTTTGAAGTTCTTGTTGTTTACAGAATTTCAAGGCCTTTTCTTGCACGAAACCTACGCCATCAATAGGTGCGTCTTTAATTTTCTTAATTGTGTCTAATACAATTTTAGACGCCAATGCTTGTTGTAATTCAGATTTTGTGATTTGTTCTAATGTCTCAAAGGAAGGTGTGTGATCGTATTTTACATAATACTCACGAATCATTTGAATAATAATTTTAAAATATTTGTTTTCAAAATAATTGTTTTCAATCACATCGATAATCGAGTGTGAAAAGTCTTTATCAACTACAATTTGATTTAATAATTGTAGTTGAAAAGTGTTCCCCAAATATTCAAAATTTTTACCTGTCGCCATATTGTTTCTTTTGTTAGTAATGATAAATACTGTTAGTTTTTAATAAAACTCGGATATTCAAAATTAAAATTTTTACCTGAAAAAATGTCAGTCAACCCAGTCATGATTGATTTTAACTTTGGGCGTAGGTCTACGGTGTATCTGACCTTTGGTGGGTATGGTTTCGCATCGAATTGTCTATGACAAATTGTCATATCTCCAACCTTAATAATTAGATTAAAAAACTCTGGACCTTCCGTAATTGAGGTGTTTAAGATCTCAGGATTCTCAGAAATTTCATATTGATTTTCCAACATATAAGACACCGATCTCATTTTCAAACCATACATTAACTCATTTGTTAATCCTTTCATGTGGTTATAAAATTCGATTGATTTGTGAGCGTTTTTATTAAACCCTCTTACGTTGAAAAATCTTTGAACTACGATGTTCTCATTACACATTAACAAAAATTCTACTTTTGTTATATCTTGCTCTTTCATGTTTTTTTTTTGGTTTTTACTTTTTGTTTCTAAACTTGTTTTTTTCTTTTCTTGTTAGTTTTAAAAATGGTTTTAAAAAACTCACCCAAGCGTCGTCACCCTTTGGTAAGTATTTAAAAAACCCGTCCTCCATCATCATTCGAATTAGATTTCTATACCCTCTTCCATCTGGATCCAACGATTCAGAGTAATATAGTCCCACCAATTCTTTTTCCTCTTCATTTAAAAGGGGTTCATCCAAATCGACAAGTTTTTTGTTTATTTCAAAAAATTCATCTCCGAATATACCTTCTTTTGTTTTACCACTTAATAGGTTTTGAAGAGCAATATTTCCCTTTTCTTCTTTTAAGAGTTGTTCTCCTTTTTGTAAAATATAGGGTAATTCAACTCTATCTTTAAGTAGCTCAGGAAATAATTTGATTAATGTTTTTTCTCCCAAATAAAATATTCCATCAATATTATCGGAACTATCTCCTGTGAGAATTTTAATTGTTTTAACATTATAGTATGGAACTTCAATATCGTGAAGTTTTATCTTATTATTAATACCATAATATTGTTTTGTGGATGGTGAATAAATTGATACTTTTTCAGATATAAGTTGAGTTAAATCTCTATCACTTGAAAAGATCGTTTTTTCTTCATCTAACGACACTTTACAGTAATAAGCGATTAAGTCATCAGCTTCTGCATGTTCTGTTTCCAGTTGTCTTACAAACATCTCCTCGAGGTATTGTTTAACCCTTTGTTTTTGTTCTAAAAAAGACTCCTCTTTTGATTCGGTTTCTGATGATTTACGATTTAACTTATACTTTGGATATATCAATCTTCTTTGTGAAGATGATGTTTTAGAATCCCAAAACACAACAACTTTATTGTAATTATGTTCTTCTAAAAATTTTCGAAGAGTATTTAGAAAGTGCCAAACACCACCAACGTGTTTTCCATTATGGTAGAAATCTCTAACACCATGAAATCCAATTTTCAATAAATTATTTCCGTCTACTAATAATGTTTTAGACACTCTCTAATATCTTAAATGATTCTTACTCTACTTCTTCTTTTTCTGTTTTCAAATCAAAGTCACCATCAACTCCGATTATATCTTTCCAATAGTCAGCATATTCTTTCTTATACTTTTCTATTGATGCTTTTTCTTCTGTCGTATCTTTACCCGGTAAAAATCCGTGTGGAGTTACAATAATTCTTCCGTCTTCAAACCCAAGTCCATTGATGTGGTTTTTCATAACCGACACTTTTGTTCTTGACGCAAACTTCACAGTTCGTTTGTCTTTTGTTGCCGTGATCTTTGTTGTTCCCGCACCTTTTTGATTTCCAAATAAAAATACCAAAGAAGAGTTTAACCAAATTGCCTCACCACCTTTTGCTTTAATCTTAGGTTGACCAAATGGATTGTCAGGTAATTCTACCCAAGGTTGATTAACAATGATTAAGGTATTTTCATGTTTCGAATCAGATTTACGTGATCCTGAAATACGTTGGTTAATACCCATACCAATTTTGTCCGCCAAAGTGGAAGCGTTGTGTTGTTTTCCACCTTTGCCTTCATAGGTCATTTTACAAGGAACTGATCCAACTGAATCCCACATAATACAAAGAGAATAATCTAATTCACCTTTTTCTTGTGCGTCCAATAGGTCGTTGATGTAATCTGTAATTTGTTCAATATAACTAAAGTTATTGTTAAACAAAAAGAATCCGTCCCAAGTTAATTCACCCGTTTCTTCATCAACAACTTCTTCACATTCAAATCCCATAAGTTTCGCATGTTCAAAAGACCATTTTTGTTCTGTAATAATAAACACAGGTAAAACACCTTTCTTTTGTGCATCAACCGCTGTTTTAACTAACGCTGTTGTTTTTCCTGTATCTGAGTGACCCAAATACATATTAAGGTGTCCCATTGCAGGACCAGGTAAACCAACCGCATCCAAGAAATCAGGACCAAGATCAAAAAATCTTTGTGGTTTATATTTTGCATCCGAAGAAAACTTTTTCTTCAACGAACTAAAATCATTCTTTTTTAGTGCCATTATACTTCGTAAATTTTAAAGTTTTTAATTGTTTCTAATTTGTCGTTTGCGTTTGTGAGTTGTTCAACTAAATTATCCATTTCTTCGGTGTGTTGTGGATGTTCTCCAATACCAACCGAACTTGTGAAATAAACATAAAGTCTTGCCTCGGCGTCTGCGATTTCTGCCTCATATTTTTTTATAAGGGCTTCTTTTAATTTTTCTGCGATAAATGTTTTCATAATTTTTTTTTAAAAATATAGACAAAAAAACGGGAACAATAAACTGCTCCCGTTACATTTTTTTTCTAATTAATTAGAATGGTAATTCTTCATCAACTTCCTCGTTAACCTGTGGGTCAGCGACTTCATTGATAGATTTTGGTGCTGGTTTTCCTCCCATAGAAACTTCAGATGTTTCATCGTTAGAATAAACATATCCACCTTTTTCAGAATCCCAACGTGGTGTTTCACCTCGAGCGATCGCCTCTAAATATTCTAAAGGTTTTTTAGAATAAACATCTTCCCATGTCAATACATCTCCAACCCAATCTGCCATTTGATCTGCGTCATCTGAGATAGGTGATGGATCATCATACATAACAGTTTGAATTACTGTGTAGAAGGCTCCTTTAGGTGTTTTTGCTTTTGTAAGTTCAAGGATTAAATCTCGTCCTTTATCAGGATCTGTTACATCTCCTTTTGCTTTCCAAATTGGAATGATTTTATCAAGGATTCCTTCTTGTTTGTAGTTGTGTTTAAATCTCCAAAATTTAACTCCGTCTTGTTCGTTATCGCGATCGATTACTTTTACGATATAAAACTTACGAGCTTTATATTGTTTCGCTAATTCTTTATCTGCGTCACGTCCTGTCGACATTAACTCTTCATATACCTCATTTAAAGGTGAACGTTCATTGTCATTTTTTCCTGGATCGTAAAATTTTTGGTATTTACCGTCCACGGGAATTTCGTGGAACCATACTTCTTTGAACGGTGAAGATCCGTCTGTTGTAGGAAGAATACGAACTCGTCTCTGTCCTTGTTTTTCATTGTCCTTCAAAAGAGCTGCGAAATATTTTTTCATTCGATCTTCTGATGACATTTTAGAACCGCCCGATGTGCTGTTCTGTGTTGATTGTTCATACTGTGCTAATACTGCATCTAAAACGTTTGCCGCCATGTGTAAAAAAAATTAAAGGTTTATGTGTAAATTATAAGTGTATAAAAAGTTATAGTCAAATAGTGTCGCCAAAAAAAAAATAAAGGTCACATTTCTGTGACCTTATAATTATGAATTAAATCTGTTTAATAAAATATCGTCTTCATCTTCCATTGGTTCATTAAATGATTGTTCAATATCAGAAGGACTAAAGTTTTCAACTTCGTCTTGTGTTAAGACATATTCATTTTTACCTGTTTTTTCCATTTCTTCTTCTTTGTCTTTAAAGAAGTCTGACAAGTTTTGTTTGAATGGTCCTGAATCTAAAGATCGTAATTGTAGTTTTTCTTGTGCCGTTCTTGGTCTATATTTTTCTACTTTAGCATCTAAAGAATCAATTTTAGAAACTAAACTATCCATCTCGGCCAATTTTTCTTCCATTTTTTGAATTTGACCAAACAAGTTGTTAAAGTATTCTTCTTGTTTGTCTGCCATAGTTTTTTGAGAGTCAACTAAGTCTGTGATGTCTAACTCTTCAGTTTCTCCTTCACCTTCTTTTCCAACTTCTTCAACATCAGGATCTGCAGCAACATCAATCGGTTCTCCTTCAGGGGCTGCTGGTGGGGCTGGTGCCGCACCTGCATCAGGTGCCGGTGCTCCTCCCGCCGCAGGATCGGCAGGTGGTGGTGGAACGTCTCCTCCTGCCGCAGGATCAGCTGGCGGTGGTGGTAGTGGTGCGTCTTGTTCCATTATATATTTGTTGATACTTCTATATCTTTCAATTTCATTTAATATTTTTTCGTCTATTCTCATCTTATCCGTTTAATAATGTTTTTATACCACTTTTGGTTTCAACTTGTATTTTTCTAAATTGTTTCATGGTGTTGTCAACTCTTTCAATAAGACCATCTTTCATTCTTAATGTATAACAGTCGCCAGTGTCTAAATCACAAACTTGTTTAGTTCCGTCACCATTATCTTTCTCTGAAACTCTTGTGTTTTTACCCAAGTAGTTATCTAATAATATTTTTGTGTTCATATTTTATTTTATTTATAAATATCAACTAATTGTGAAAGTTTGGACTTCTTGGTATTTATTCCACGCAAGTTCAAATTCTTGTCTCAAAGTAAGTTTATCTTGTTCGGACATTGTAGTATAAACATTCTCAGGTTGGTTTATTGGGAAATTAAGAACATATTGTTTAGCATAAGCGGTTGCTCGATCTTGTGGGTTGGCTAAATCTAAATTATTTGTTGTTGCATTAGCAGCTATCAAATTAGGTATTTGTGAAGTTTTATTTATTACAAATTTGATGAAGTCTTTAGTTGACGTAAAACTAGCAACAGGTAGATTAAATTTAGATCCTCGAGAAACACAAAAATAACTTTTGTTTATATAGTTTGTGAAAGAGTCCCCGTATATCTCTTGTAAGTTTATTGTGCTATAGTTATTTTCATAACCTGAAATTCCAGTTCCATTTCCAGAGTCAACATAAATAAACGAGAAGATTATTGATGTCATAATTGGTGTGGTTTGACCTGTAGAACTATAACCTTGTGATATTAACTCTTTTTTAATTTCCTCAAACAATTGTTTAGTTGTTAAAGATGTTTGTCTTGGAGTATCAACAGGTGTGTATCTGAAATATCTAGCATTAATATTTTCTTGACAATCTTGATTTTTGGTTAAAGTTTCTTGGGATTTTATGTTCGCCAAAACATTGTCTTGTTGTGATTTTACATTTTCTGATTTTTCTCTGTTTTGTTTTTCAACTTGTCGATATTTTTCTTCTATTGTTGATAATATTTTAATATTTAATGATTGTAAAAAATTATCAATTTTTGGTAAACTATAAAAAGGTTGTCTTGTTCCTTCAAAAGTTGTTGAAAATTCTCCTGGTGATATGTTGTGTTGGACTCCTGTAATCATATAAGGTCCTGAAAACATTGGAACATTTCTTAAATTAAAATACATCATAGGTTGTATCAAGGCGCATCCCATCATTTCAACAGTGCATTTATAACTTCTATTTTTATATAAATTATACAATGAAACCGATTGTGTTGTGGTTCTTCTGTTTCTTTGGACGTTTGCCATTTGATTTAAAACTTCTAATGATTCTGAAGTTGGTTTACCTATATCTTGTCCGAGACTGAAGTTTTTAAATGTTTGTTGATTTTGTCTACCAAAGTCTACGTTAAATCCTACCACTTTATTAGATTTATCCCAATCTGTTTTGTTCGCTTGATTTTCGGTAAGTGGGTTATCACTTGCTCTTCTTAAATCAAAAGCATCATCCCTATATTTGTAATCTACATTTTCTTTCATTTGCAAGTGTTGACTTGGAACACTTGTATAATAACATAAAAATTTTGGTGAACTTTCTCTGTAGTCAACATTTAAATAAGTTCCAAATAAAGTATTGGCAAAATCTAAAGTTCCTTCAGTTCTTGGTGTTGGATTTTTTTGAACATCTTGAACGTTATAAAAATTAACAAATGCTGGTAACATGAAGTGTTGGAAATTATTTTGAACCAATATTGTAGTAATCATATCTAACAAAGTCGCCTTATAATTTCCATTCTCAACAAGGTCTTGAACTTCAAATATATCAACTAAAATTTTATCTCCAAGATCTCTACTCGCTCTATCTACCAACATCACGTCTTCAAATAATGTTTTGTTTTGAAAATCAAATCCCGCAATCCATGTATCATTCAAACTTTTAAATGTATCCCAAAGTTCTGTTCTTGTTTGTTCGGTATAACCAGCCTCTAAAGGAGCTCTCGTATCACTTTCATCGGCATTAATAATAACATTTGGTAATTGTTTTCTAACATAAGGTAACATTGTATTTATCACATTATTTATATAATTGTCAGATTGTATAAAATAATCATCCATCAAAGAATAAAACTTAGTTAGATTTAAATTATTATCTTTTAATTTTTCAGATGCATATATTTTTATAATCGGTGCAAAGTCTTTAACATTTTTTTCATTAAACTGAACATTCATGTCAATAAAAAAGTCCGTTATATATGATCCACTATTTTTGTATTCTAATTGTGGAATTGAAGATTTACCAACATAATATTCCAAAGCTTCCCATGTTTTAGGGTTTTGTTGTTTTGATTGTTGTAGCGTAACTTGTGGTGGTAAATTTCCAAAGTTATATGGTGAATATATTATTGGGTCTTGTATAAATCTTGTAGAAAATGTCAAAAATAATCTTCTATCAAAATTAGATGGATTTCCATATTTAAAAGCCACGTCATAGTTCATAAATGAACTTAATAACTTTTGGAATGTTTGATTTTGGCTTTCTATAATACTTGATAATTTTGTTTCTGGTGAACTACCCACAGGAACTGTTACCTTTAAAAGTTCTCTCATAAAGTAATGAAAGTTTTTAAACCCTTTGTCAGATTCCAAACTTATTGTTCCGTCAGGATTACTTTCATTTTTTGTTGTCTCTAATTCGTATGTCTTATTTTCAGGTAATGTATCAACATAGTCGTAAACAGATCTACTGTAATTTAAAAACTCCGATTCAAAATAATCTAAAATTTTAGTATCGAATGTTGTGAACAATTCTTCAAAATCAGTATAGTCAGTATTTTTTCCTGTAATTAAAAAGTTTTGTTGGTCTTTTTGATCATTAATTATTTTTTTCAAATAAGTTTTAGGATTGTTTTTGACAACTTTTGTATTGTCAAACCAACCATATTGTGGTAAATTCCAAAATAATCTAACACTTCCATTAAACATTGCAGGATTATTTGAAAGTTCAACTTTCATATTACCATTTTTAAATGCTTCAAACTTAGCCTGATTTAAATTCGCACCGAAAGATGGAACAACAAAATAAGTATTCGCGTCCGTTATTTGTCTCAATACAACAGACCACGGACTAACTCTCATAGATCTTTGAAGATTGTTAGTGTCAAAACCAGGTGTTTCAAATATTGTTGAATTGGTGGTATTCATCAAAACCAATTTACCATTATTAATCAAATTTTGAATTTGTTGCGATCCGATTCCTTGAACGAATGCTCCTTGAACAACAAATGGTGATGATGTTGGTGGTTGTATATTTGTAATATTATATAAACCAACACCTCCTGTTGTTCCTGATATTTGAGATGCTATTTTTATATTACCATTCAAATTTGGCCCATTAAGTATTGTTCCTCCTGAAATTACGTTTGAACCTATTGCAACAATTTGTAAGGGAGGATTCGCCACAGTGTAATTAAATGTTTCCGCAGATATTTTACTTACTTCATAAATTGATGTAGTTCCCGTTGACGCACTATAAACACTCTGAATTGTAATTGCCGAAACAGAAGAACTACCACTTAAAATTTGACCCACCTGATTTGGGTATTGTGTGGTATTAGTAATGTCTGCAAACGATCCCAAGACAAAATTAAGATTACTAAACGCAGCATTAAAGTTTAGTGGTGTTGTATAATAACCTGTTCCTCCCGTTGTTCCACTTACTTGTGAAACTAATTGTATTGTTGCGTTAAGTTGTGGAACAAAAATAGTGTGTGGTGTTGTTATGTAATTCTTTGAAATAGAATTGATTGTAATACCTGTCCCTGTTGTAGAACAAGTTCCCGTAACTTCATAGGTATTACATGTTCCAGTAATTTGTTGACTAACACACGTTCCACTAACTTGTGTCTGTCCGCTAAATATTTTTAACCCTTGAATGAATACACTAAAGTCATCAACTAATTGTGGATAAAATCCTGTATTAATATCTGTAAAAGACGGTGTTCCACTTGTTGTGTCTAAAACTAAATCTCTTTGTGTCCCATCAATAACTAAATTATAGTTTAATGTGGTTGCCGAATTAACTGGATCCCAATTTTCTTTATAATTAAAGTCAGTCCAAACCTCATCTAAAATGTCTTGTCCCGTTTCTTTGTATATTTTATAACGATGCCAAATTGATCCATATTTTAAAATCCAAGCATATGGTAATTTATGAACCGCACCAAACTTTTTAAAAGTGGATAAAATATAATTTAAATCCGTAGTTGAATTTCCATTTTTGGAAACATATTTTTCTCTTAATGTTGCCAATGGTAAACTATTCAAAAACAAATATGCCGCTAACTTATATGGGTATTGGTCTCTTTGTTCGTATCTAAAGTTAAATACCCCTTTTTGTATTGCATTTATAAAATATGGTGTATTCAACATTGATGTTGATTGCATGTCAGTTAGATAGTTCGAATAATTATCGTATTCTAAATTACCTTCTGTTATTAGTTGATCTGTTAGTTTTCTATTTTCATAAAAGTTTTTCAGATCATTCGTATCCAATGTGACGTTTAAATTTTCATAATTAAAATATGTTACAGGCCTTTTGGTTGTTGTTGTATCATCTATATCAAAATTTGTAATTGTTTTGTGAATATCATTATATTCTAAAACTAATTTGGTATCAAACGCTTCATTAGCATTATTTAAACTTTTTCCGTTTGCCAAATTATTTTGATCCCAATTTAGATTGATAATTGGGTATGTGTCACCAAAAACATATTCATTATTAGTCGATGTTTGTGTTATATAGTTTTCTAAGTTTGTAAGATCTTTAGCGTTAACCAAAGAGACACTAGGTTGTGATTTAGTAGAACTAAAAATATCTCCGTTATATAATACAGCAGAATTATCGACATCGTTTTTAATATATGATGTAACAAATTCACCTCTTATAAAAGATTGCCAACTTTCACCTTGACCTTCATTAGATATATGTCTTAAAAATGGTAAGTAATTTGTTCCATCTAAAAGATATTCTTTTATCGTTTTTGATAAATACGGATTATCTGTTCCTAAACTTTTTAATATGTTTGTTCCTTCATTGTCCGCTTCAACTTCATACATAGCCGAGTTATAACCAGATTGTCTATTGAAAAGGCTATAATACGAGTTTAATATTAATCTTTCATAAATTTCAAAAAAGTATTTCGATTCTTCTTTGTTTTGAAACACGTCATTTGAAACAGGAAAATCAATCGCGTTTAATGAAATTCTTTGTGGTTGTTGATCTGATTCATCAAATTCAGCACCTCGTTTGTTGGCATCATTTTGTCTTTGTGTAAACCCTTTTATGAATTGTTCAACAAATTCTACTTCAGGCCATATTTCAGTATTGTATGATCTGTAGATTCCGGCAACATTTTGAGCACCCGGATATATTGTTTCAAATTTTTCTTTACCGTCTTCACCCGTAGATTCTTTTATAATCTGTGGCCATGGATATATTGGTTCATTATTTTGTGTTGATGTTGTTAAATCAACACTTGGTGCGGTTGATGCATTCCCAAAAATCGCCGCTCGTCTAAATGGATTTTCTCTTTGATCCCAAGCTTTTTTATGAACCTCATCCATCAATCTTAAAAATGCTTCACCCTGACAATAAAATATTGCTAAAATATTTCTAATAGATGGTGTAAATCCTAATCCTTTGTCACCTTTCTGACTAAATTTAACTGCCAAATTTTCTGTTATCTGTTGTTCTACTTGTGTTCGAAGTTTGGATGCGTCTTTTCCAATTTGATCCGTAACACTCATGAATGAATTTTTTCCTTCAAAGAAATAATACGATTCACCAGTTGGGTTAAATGTTTTTATAAAATTATTTGTAAAGGTAATAAAGGCCAAGTCAGTTTTTGTAAGTGCAGATGGTGGTGTGTTAAATGGTGACAATTCACCTTTTGGTGCCGTTTCTGATGCTGCAAATGTTTTTTTAGTATCAATATCATTTAATGTTATACCAGATACCTGACAAGTTGCCAAATTAATATTAACCGGTATTTGTGTTTTGATTGTTTTGTTACCTACAGTATAACTTCCATTTATTCCATAGATACCATTTTGATTTAACTTAGTGTTATAATTTTTTATAATACCATCTAACTCAGTGCTTAGATCTTGTTTTTTTTGTGGTTCATTTAATGTTTTTTTAAAACCATAAACATTTTGACCACTTTTTAAAACTATAGGATTTTTTATATCCAAATACTTATTAAACCATGAGTTACTTCCTGTAAACACATTTTTTTGGTAATCCAACAAGTTGTTTGTATATTCTGTCATAGTTGTCAAAGCCCCTAAATTTTCTTTGGCATAACTGTCTAAGACATCTTTAATAAAAACTTGTAATCTATACTTTAATTGATTCAATGTTATTTCGGGAAAATCATCAGCAATTAATCCTTTTGATTTATATATCGAATAAATTTCTTTCATTTTTTGATAACCCTTACTAACAATAGTCGGACTTTGTAATACGTTTTCGTTTGTATTGGTTCCTTGTTCTGTTGATGCTGTTGTTTGAGATACAACATTGTTATACATATGTGGAACTGCCATAAGGTTTGCAAAATTAACATATGAAAGAAGAGTATATTTATACCCTAAAAATTTTAAATCTATTGTAAAATTACCTGTTGATGGTTCAAATCTCGAATTGAAATTTTGAAGCATAATTGGTAATTTAACCGCCTTTCCATAATAACCTTTGAGAGTTAATGTAAATTGTGGATATGGTAGTTGAAAAAATGCCGCATATGGTGAATTATTTCCCGCTTCAAACAAAGCCCTCCCTTTAACATCTTCAAGTGTTATGGTTATTTCAGGAACAAATGTTGTATTGTAACTTACACGGATATATTTAATACCCAATAAACCATTATCAACCGCACCAGGATTTCCATTTGATAATATGTTTTGTGTTAAATAATAATCATCAGGTAAGTTGGGATTTTTAACCGCAGTTAATTTAGGTTGATTTACACCTTTACCTGTTAACGTGTCTTTCCCTGTTAATTCATCAGTCCATTTTGTGTCTAAAAACTGTTTGTTTCCAGGATTTAAAAAATTAATTTTTCCAACCGAGATTGTTCTTTGGGAGTCGTTCATTGCTGAACCAACAGCTAATTTGGTTCTAGGTAAAACATTACATTCCAAATTGGCATACATTACCAAGTCTTCTTGTTTGACCGTTCTTTCTTTAACATTTCCTTGTTCGTCTACAACGTTGTTTGGATCTATTAAAGTAATGTTATCATAATCAAATTCTACAAGTATATTTTCTTGGTTACCTACCATAATAAAAGAAGTAATTTTCGTAAGAGTTTTTATAGTCTTGTAATGAAGCTATTAAAGGAAATGGAATAGTCAATACTGCACCATCAGGTATTGAAAATTCGCTACCTGAATATTGTGGATTTGCAACCTGTATTAACCAACCAAAGTATGGTGTTCCATAAAATTGTTGTGATATTTTATCAAGTCTTGATTGGGCAACTTTATAAATATAATTTTTATCTGTTGTCTTAGATGGTAATTGAATATACGGAACAACGGTCTGTTGTCCATTTAATAAAAAATCGGTATATCTATTCCAATATTGTTGTGCCATTTTAATTGAGTGTTACTTTTCCATTAAAAGTGTCTTTATCACTATTAAGGTTTATATTTGAATATAAGTCTTTAATTCTTTTAGTTTTTGTTTGAACGTCTTGCGTAACGTTTGTCGTATAGTTACATTTTTTAATTGTATTATCGGGTAACTTCCAAGTAGTTGCACTAACATATCTTTGATCACCAACAACTTTATCAAAATAATTTTGTTTAGTTAAATCTTGAAAATTAACACATTCCACTTTAAAAGTTTCACAAGATTTTTTTATACCTTCTACGACTATTGGGTTTGTTTTAATTTCAGGTCCTTCAGTTAAAAAGTTTTGTAGTTTTGTAAAACTATCTGGATTTAAAAACTCTGGAGTCATATAAATACCAAATCTATTATATGGACATTTAACCCAATAATCATTACCTCCATCAATGATTTGAAAAGAACAATTATTTTGGTCACTAATTACTGACTCAGATTTGTTATAAAAATCTTTAGTTATGTTAAATTCTAATAGTAATGAATTATAACTATCAATAATGTTTTTTAAACTTTCTGTATATACACTATATATCGAACCAGAATTAGTTGTGATATTAAAAAAAGAATCTCCACTTAAATCATATAGTTTAGGTTCATTACTTTGTAATAATTCTCCATCAAGTTTAGAAGCTACCACATCTAATTGTCTAAAAATATAATTTAACTCATCTTCAATTTTTACAATGTTTGACATGTTGTTATTAATAGTGTCTAACATTTTTGTCTGTTGATTATTGACTAAAGTTTGTAATCTTTCCTGAAATTCTCTTTTTTGTTTTCCCGTAATTGAACTTTTAACATCTCCGGGTAAACCGTCATAGATTGGATCTTTTTCTTCTGTTATATCTTTGTTTATCCTACCTTTAAGTGTTTCAACTAATTCTTGATATGCATTACTTTTACCAAATAATTCTAAATCTTTCTTTTCATTCGTATATTCACTTATTTTACCTTTTACATAACTTCTATCTTTAATACCCAACTGAACGGCACCATAAGAATAGTTGTCATTTAATTTTTGAAGTGCTTCAAAGTAAGTTTTAAAATACTCTTGTGTTTTAGATTGAAGGGAATCGTAAATTCCGGTATAATCTATTTCAGTATCACTTAGTATTTGACCCACTGTAGATCCTCCCTTTTTTGGTTGAACGCTATTAATTTGAGCTTGTTGTTGTTGACTAACAGGTGGAACTCCACCATTTATTTGTTCTATAACATATTTGTCATTTTTTTCTGTGCTTTCAATATCTGTTGCGGTTGCCCTTTCGTCATATATTTCAGTGTTTGCATAATAGTTAAAAGAAAGTGCCGTTTGTATTTCATCAACAGGACCTTTTAATCCCATACCACCAATTATATTAAAACCAATACTAACGTCTACCATCATTGGTTGTAATCCAATACCTTCTGGATTAATATCAAATATTGGTGTTTTGTTACTCAATGTAATTGTTGTTGGAACTACTTTACAATGATAAAAGTCACCAACTCTAATTACAAGTATTGGTGGTGCGCCAAATGAAGTGTTTAGAGCATCATTGTATTTTGGTCTTCCATCAGGACCTATAACAGGAATAGTTTGACCAGGTCTTGAGCATTGATTTAAGAATGTAAGTCTACTATTCAATCCTTCAGGTGTCATGGAGTGAAATGCCGGACTAAAATATTTTATCTGTTCTTTGATGCCGTCATACATCATAGGATCTGTCTGTTTTATCACTTCAAAATAGTCACATTCTGAAAATAAATTTCTTAAAATCTTTTTAGAAATACCCTCTTTTAACTTTTGTTCAACAGTAATTTTAGGTTCCGGTTTAATACTTTGAGTAATTGCTGTCAAAGGATTTTGGGGGTTATTAGTCGTAGTAGTTGTAGTGTTTTCTATTTTTGGTTCTGGTGGTGGAATAACGGCCGTAATTTTTTGAATTGCAACTCTTCTACAAGCCATAGCTGGTATACTATACCATTGAGCCTCATTAGGAAAAGTTTGATCGGGTATTTTAGTTCCATTTTGAGTTACAGCAAATGAATCAACATTACAATTGATACTTGAAGATAAAACATCACCACCTTGTGCGTTTGATACACTTATATCGTTTGTTTCAGGAGTTCCTGATGCAATTGCCTTTGTTTGTGGAATTACAGTAACTTCACCCTGTGGTGATAAAATCATTTTGAATTTTTCACCATATTCCGATATTTTTTTTCCGTTTGATAAAGTAACATTTAAAAACCATTTTCTAACAGAATCATTTCTTCTTTCAGATAACTTTTTATTATAAGATTCTTCTTGTGGTGCCGATGCGGACCCTATCATTTCCATAGTTATACTACCGTTGTTTTTTACTAAAACATCATCAATTTGTTTAATTAATTCAGTTTGAACCGTATTAAAATTTCCTTCAACAACTTGTGTGAAGAAATTAGGAATACCCGTAGATTCAAATATCTTGCCATCCGAGTTTACGTATTTTGGCGCCTTTTGATTATACACCGTTTTCAATCCAATATATTGATTATAGTATACATCAAAGTTTGACGCTGAAGTTCCTCCTTCTTTATTTTCACCAGGTTTTGTTCCGTTAGGTCCTCCAGGAACGTCATTTTCAAAATAGAATCCTAAACCTTCGTATTGAGACCAATTAAAATCAGGCGGTGGATTTTCCGCAGTTTGAGTTCCTGCAGCAGTTGAATTTGGTAATTGGTCAGCAGCGGGAGTTTGACCTTGAGTGGTTACTGTTTGATCTGCCGGTATACTTTCTAATACCTGAAGTTGTTCTTCTTCTGTTAATCTTGGATTGTTTAAAATCTCTTGATATGTGTATAAATCTTTTGTTGGTATAGTATTAAACTTCGCAGCCAATTCATATAAGTCATATTTTACACAACCAGCGTAAAATGAATCGACAACACTTTGAATTCTTTCTTTTTGAACCCCTTGTAGTTGTTTTTCTATTATTGTGTTCATCGCGGAAGGGTGGTCAACAATAATTGTAAAACCTATTGTTCCTGATCTTGATGAATTTTTATAAGTATATATTGGTTCAGGTCTTCCTAAAAATTCGGTTGGGGTAAAACTAACAGATGGACTATCAGTATAAGTTAAATTATAAGGTGGAAACCACATAATTCTACCACCGTTTGGTCCTTTTTCACAAACAGGTAATTCATCATAAGTGAATCCTGGTCTGTCAGATGTTCTCCATGCCAAATTTTCAATCGACAACATATATTTTTTCACTCGACCATCAACAATATTTGTGGATCCAGGATTTCTAATTGGAGCGATATTCAAATTATATGTATTATCAAATACTGAATATTCCATTCTTCTACCTGAAGTTGTAATCCCGTCTGTTTTTTGAAGATCATTATATGTATAATACGGTGTATCTTTTTGGAATACTCTACAATATTCAATTCCGGCTTCTGATCCGTCTGTTTGGTTTACATATGATAATACCCTTGAACCTTTTGTTAATTCTTTATAACCATCATTAAAAACTTTGGAAACTTGATTAATAGCGTTTCCAACATGCTTTAAACGTGCTTGACCTTGAACTAAATCTCCGGAATTTACTAATTGTTGTGTTTGATCTAAAATTGATCCCGGTTTAAAATCAATATCGGTTGATTGATATTGTAGGTAGTCAGCAGATATTTGATTAAAGTCGTCATCTAAAGAACCTGATCCACCACCAGGTGTTGCTTTAAATCCGGCATTAGGTTTGTATTTTGGTGATGTCCATACAAGTTGTCCTGATGTTCCTCCACCATCTGAATAAGATTTTCCCGCTAAACCAAATTTTATTTGTTCAATATTACCTTCATACAACACACCCAACTCTTGTGGGCCATAAACTATGGTTGCTTGTTGTTCTCCAAAATCATTAACAGGAACCTGATTTGGTGGAGAATCAATTAAACTTGGTTCAGCATTAGGACTACCAACATAGTAAGTTCCTGATGCTGGCGAATCTTGATCAACGATTGCGTTTGCAATTGCAGACAATCCTTGAACTAAACCTATATTATATGATGGTCTATATTGGTTGTAATTTAAAGTTGCAAATAATACAGATCTCGTTCCATTACCTGTGTTTGCAACAAATATTTCGGATGGGTTTCTAGTTTTATTTAAAATTGGTGATAATAAACCACCTGTTAAATTATTAATTGTATTAACCGCATTACTAGTTTGTTGTGGATTTGTATATGGTGTATTTTCATCAAAGTAATCGCCAGGAATAAAAGACACAGGAAAATAAGTTCCTGTTAATCTATTTGCTAACGCTACAGCGGCTAAAGCCGGATTTTCAGGAACAGTAATTCTCCAATCTCTAATAAAGAAAGGTTGTTGACCTGTTGCTAAAAGAGATGCCGAAAAAGGATCTGTGATTGTATCTAAATTAATCGATCCAACAGTTGCCTGATTTATTTCTTGAGCAATCCTTTCGTTGAAGGCAAATTTTAATTGTGTCGCACCAATTTGAGCTAAATAACTATCTTGTGATAATAAACCATTTGATCCATTTGGGTCGTCTTGGAATACAATATTAAATGTTGGGTATGATGAAAAATTAAAATACCCTGGATCCCAATACGGTTGATATATTCCTTGAACTGATGATAAATCAGTTATAATTACTAAATCTTTAAACCCACCTGCAGGTCCCCATTTATTTGTTACATAAGCAGACTCAATATAAAATTCATTAACAACATCTAAAATTGTTCCACTATTAGGATAATACGGTCCTTGATTTGGGTTTAATACAGGTGTCACATTCACACCTATTGGACCTGTAAATCCACCTTCAGGCCCATATTCGTTTAAAGGATATAAATCATTTGCAAATAGATTTGTGGAAACAAAATTATTCGGTGAGTCAACAACATTATAAACACTTAAATTAGTTTCATAATTTACTGGGTTCTCAGGTGAAGTATATGCACCGGGAACGTTGTATGGTGGTAAATTTCTTACCAACAACTGTTTTCTAAATAATTCCGAATTACCAAACGATAAAAAACTTTCAGACATAGTTTTTTTATTATAAATAGATAATAGTATATTTTTTTAGAAATTGTAATTTACTAAGGTTTCTTTGGTCCTACCTCGGCTGAAGGTAAATTGGCACCACCAAAAATATCTTTGAATGTATTTAACCAAGTGGGGTCATTTAATTTTTGATTCCATATAGTGTCCCAATTAGCCTCTGTTAAGTTTTGTGTATTTTCATTTCCTTCAACTTTAAATGTGCTATTAATACTCATATCCACTTTTGATTTAGTTTCTTTCGGTGTTTCATATGCCTTTTTGAAATTTTCTCCAATATTTTTTATAGTTTCTTCAAAATATTTTTGTTGATTGGCCATAACTTTTTCTTCTAAAGCAACCAAGTTTGCACCAAATTCTTCTTTAGCCCTGACTTGTGCCTTATCATCACCTTTTAAACCTGAAACCACATAATCTTCCATTTTTTGTGTCAAGGAACTTACGTCTTCTCTAACCCCTTCAGTTTTTGTTCTAGACGCATAATCCCTCGAAATGGTTGTTTGAACTCCCATCATGGATTCATATAATCTTTCCATAGGTGCTGATGTGGCTCTTCCGAGTGCTGATGCGGTTCTAACACCATTAATTCCAGCATTAATACCTTTCAACTGATCTAATTGTTCTACCGCCAACTGTTCAACACTTTTTCCTTGTTCTTCTTGTGACGTTTTAAGTTTTTCTATATCTTCAGGTGTTAATTGGTCTACTTGTTTTAAAACAACTTCACCCGTTTTTTGATCTTTTATATTAATTGTTGCAACACCATCTTTAATTTGTGCCATTGATGCGATTAACTCTTTTGTTTCTTTACTATCTGAAGCAAAATCAGGTAATTTAAGTTGGGATAATTTTCTATCAAAGTCTGAAGCCTTGATTGCCATTGCAGCAAACTCATCTTTATCATATCCAAGTTCGGTGGCAATTTCTCTTAACCTTCTTTTTGCACCCGGCATAATTTCCATTTTACCAGTCTCTTCATTGAATTTGGTAAATTGTTTTGATAATTCAACCATTTGGTTTTGAAGTTCTTCAGGATCATTTTGAGCCAAATCCATAGCTCTCAACGGATCTAATAATTGACTTGATGTTACACCAAGTCTTTGGAGAGCTGATGACATTTCGATAGCCCTTTCAGGTGATAAAAGACTTTCCGCTAAATTCATTGTTGTTTGCATAGATGCACCCAATCTTTCAGATTGTATTGCCATTTTTGTAATACCTTCAACTCCGTTACTAAAGTTAAATAAATTTAATTGTTTTAAATTTGATGACACTGCAGTTGCAACCGCAGAAACGGCAACCCCTGCCTTTTTAGCATCATTAACAACTTCTTTCATTTCTTTGCCTACGTCATAGATAGAAACACCAACATTTCTAAAATTTGTAGCCAATTCACCTACACCAACAGTTGTTAGTTTACTAACCGCTGCTAACTCTACCATAGTGGATTTACCTATTGTTCCAGTACTCTTGAGCCCTTTCATAAGTTCTTCGGTATTCTTAGCTGCATCCTCTAACGGTAAACCCATTTTTACCAATTCAGGACCAACATCGGCAACAATTTGTTTAAATTCGGACATCCTTTCCTTACTTAAACCAAAAGCATTTTGAATTGATGTTGCCTGTTCGTCTAAAAATTTAAAGGGTTCAGAATCGTTGAAATTGAATGCTTGTGCCGCCGCTTTACCTACTTCTTTAATAACATCCATAGCCTTAAGTGGATTTATACTCCACTCAGTAACCACATCTTTCGGTAAATAATTACCTATGTCGTTTTGGGTATTTCCAGTATCTGCCATATATTTTCTTATTAACGATAAATAGTTTTATAACTATTTTTCTTGTTTTTCTTCAATATATTTGTTTATA